CTTTTGTTGAACCCCGTACATCAAACTCATGGCATCCAAAATACAATCATCAATGGGGTTGTGTTTTGTTATTTCTAATTTAGGGTCAAACCCTGGATAATTCACATTAACATAACCATTGGTTGTATTGTATAGAAAATCAATGGCGGTTCTCACATCACGCCATCTTGCATATGGAAAAATGGGCACGAGGCCAATGGATTCTTCAATATCATCCATAACCAATTGATCCAAATTACCCCGTGCCCAAACCCAACACTTATTATCATTCTTTGATTTTGCCCATTCACGCATGGCCTCATAACCATCTTCAAAGATTACATCTTGATTTGATGGATGAAATGATGCAACTTTAACATTCTCGCACTGCTTTGCCCACCAATCAATGGTCGGTTTATTAATTGACCTTTTCAATCTCTTTACCTGGTCTTCCACATTAAACTTTGCAAAGAAAGCATTTTCACGCAACCAATGATGGTCGGGTTTTTCATCTGGATTAAAATAGATACAGGCCATGGACAGGATAACGGAATGTGACCGTTTACCTAGTGTCTCAACATCAAACATAAACATATTAAAGAATCGGAGCTCGTCTTACAGGTTCGTGGAAACCTTCACCAATGGAAATAACACAGGCATTTTCTTTTGTGTATTCGACAACAGACCATGTGCCAGTATTACGATTAACAAATAATGCAATGCCATAACCTGCTGTAGTTTTGGCCAACCATTCCGCTCTCTCGCCTGATTTGTTTACGATAGAATCTATAACAACATCAAAATCGCCACAGGCAACTGGTTTCATTACTCGTTTAAATTCAAGTTCTTGTGCTGCAACTGATAGTGGCAACAATAAAATTAAAAGTAATTTTTTCATTGTCTATAATACTTTCCAACATCATCACACAATCCAAACTGTGTGCTGGTGCCAAAGTTAAATGGAAATTCCCACCACTTTACAATTTCTTCATGTACAAGTTGTTTGTATTTCTCGCCAGTATCCATATCAATTACTTCCATTTGATATTGTTTGTATTCAATATGGTAATTAAATCTTCCATTCTGTATTCGCCGTGTTCTAATCATAAATTTCCTCATAGTCATATTGTGGATCAGTTTGAATTTTAACACCACCAATACAGATAACACCATCCCAAGAATCTTTACCACGACCACCACTGGTGGTAAAGTCTGTTCCAAACTCGGAAATATTTCCAAGTTCTTCTATATTATACTTATCCACTTTAATGTCGTCAAGCCTAATGCAACCAATCAGGCCGGCATCCACACCATATTCACGCCCATATTGGTCCATATAAAGACCGTCACCAAATGCTGTGCCATAGGTTGCAAAGCGACGACCATCTTTCAATGTAAATTCACCATCAATACACTTATTACCTTTGATGGTGATTTTACAGAATTCGTTCCATTCTTCATCAGTCATTACGTAGCAAAGGTCGCCAATCCAGTATGTTCCTGCGGGCATTGTCATTTAAATCTCCTAAATAATAATATGATACACTCAATTTATAAATTTGTCAACCAAATAAACGGCAAAGTTTATATTGGTTACACTATACATCCTGAAAGAAGGATGTATGAACACGAAAATAAATCAAAATTTTCCAATTTGGCCTTTCATCAAGCTATCAAAAAATATGGAATAAACAATTTCACTTTTGAAATAATATATCAGAGTCTTGATGGCGAACATTGTCAAAATATAATGGAAGAATACTTCATCAGAGAATATCATTCGCATGTTGATGAAGGGTTCGGATACAATATGACATATGGCGGCGAAGGACAAAAAAATCCAACAATAGAAACCAGATGGAAAATTGGATCAGCAAACCGTGGTAAAAAAAGAAAACCCCAAAGTGAAGAAACAAAATTAAAAATCGGTTTGGCTAATTCAAAAAAGAAAAGAACAAAAGAAGAAAAAGAACATCTCCGTCAAATCAATCTTGGCAAAAAACACTCCAAAGAATCAATTGAAAAAAGAAGTAAAACATATATTGTTACTGATCCTTCGGGCTCATTATCTGAAATTAAAAACTTAAATCAATTTTGCAAAGAAAATAATTTAAATCAAGGTGCCATGTCGGCTATAGCAAGAGGTAAACCAACTACACATAAAGGATGGTCTGTTAAATTTAACTGATTTTTAGGCATCATGTTTATTATCCCATTTGAAATGAATGATGCCATCACCATCAGAATCTTTTAATATCAAAGTTTTTTGCCTCATTCTACCTCATCATCCACAAATAGTGTACTCAGCAAGGTTTGCCCAATTGGCACCTGCGTTTGCACGGATTTTTGTTACCTGAATAAGTGTACGCAGCGACAACTCTTTAACGGTGTCTTGGAGTTTTTCAATCAAACCAATGGCATCTACCTTGTGTTGATTGTTGGCTTCAGGCATAAACTCACCAGATTCCAGAATATGACGCATACGCTCGATTTTCTGTTTTGTAGTCATGGACAAATCCACGGCCATAGAACGGGTAATAATCGCCTGGTCAATTTGAGTGGACGCCAGATTGGAGATAAACACCACACGACCTTTGAATTCAAATGATGTAGGCAAGTCCTCATCACGGATATCAGCACGCCAGCTGATGATACGGCGGGAATAGGAGTCTAATGCACCTTTGAGCAGGTTCAATGATACAGGATCTTTGAGTACAGAATCACAATCATCAAACACCAACACACCGTCCTTGTTTTCATACAGCAGGCGGTACAGGCCTTTAGGTGTAGAATAACCTTTGATGACACGGAAAGATTTTTTAGTATTGATACGAGCACCAACTTCCAAGGCTTCCAATGTGGAGATATCCTTGAAACCATTGGCTTCTAGTGTTTTGGACACGGTGTAGGATTTACCAAGGCCGCCAGGTCCAGTAACAACAACGGAAGGTTGTGCACCATTGCAAAGCATTGTCACCATATCGGAAACAAAACCAAACCGCTCATTGATAGTGAAGCGGGATTCTTGGGGAGCACTGGCTTCAACCGCTGTAGGTGCCAGGCCGGCTTTGCGAAGCACATAATCCATGTGTGCTTTGTTGCTGCGTTTTACAACCTTGCCGTTGATAACTGCTTGATACTTGCCGTTAACAAATGTAACCTGTGTCATGTGTGTTCCTCATCAATCAATAGAGACAATTATACAGGTATTAGCGGATATGGCAAGTAAGTAAAAGGTTCTCAGTTTTTCCGGTCAAGTATTATACTGCTCGACCAGTGGCCACCCATACAGTCGCAGGACCCATTAGGACTTGGCGGGTAAGCCATACTAGGTTGCCATCCAGTCCATCTTCCTGGGACACCCTACAGATTAGGTCATCATCATTCCACATTGGCCAACCAACCATGAACCGATAGGCCGATTCCAATGCCATTTCTTCACCAAGTTCAATTTCATTCATTATTCAACTCCATAGTGATTCACACCAATCATTATTCCACCATATAAGATAACCACAATGCAAAATTAGCCGCACTAAAAATCAAGCCCAACCATCCATGCATATCTCTACCATCATCAAATGCATCTTTGGCCATCCATGCCAAAATCACGGCGAAAATTAGGTTGAGCTCAATCATTTTTACGCTTCTCTAATTCTTTTAGAATTGCATCGGCTTTATGCTTTGCGGTTTCTGCTGCCTTCAATGAATCTTCCACAATCCACATATAGTATCGTAGATTCGACAACAATGCTGCTTCACCAAGTTCTGATAGAGGATCAGTCATCTAATTTCTCCACAATAATTTTATCCATACAATCTTCATGGAAGGACATATTGTTATGATGTACCTTTACCAATCCTTTTCTGGCCAAGGATTCAATCGTTAGGAACATTACCAATTGTTCCATACGGAGTTTAAAATCTTCAACACTATCTGATGGAGGGCATCCTTCACCAGTTGCCAACATTTCGGCAATCAAAATCAAATCTTCATAATCTGGTTCTTCTTTTTCGATTTCATCCATTAGAGTCATAAGAGAATTTAAATCAGCATCGGATAGATTCCGAATGTAATCACCAACCACAACATAACTATTGGTCATCATATTAAATGCCAATAACTTTGTGATGGACATAATTGTGTTTTGTTTAAGCAGTTCTTCATAGTTGATGGAATAACCACCACCATCAAACATATCATCCATATTGTTTTCCATATAAATCCTTAATCCTTACTGATGGGGAGACACCGATATTGTATACGATCCGACTGCTCTTTGGCAACAGCCTTTTTTCGGTATATTTCACATTCTTTTTTGGTTTGGTATTGTCCAATGTATTCATACACAGATTCAAATTGACCAAGGTATGGTCCCTGCATAATCACCAATGACACCAATGCGTAGTTAGCTAACATCTTCTTCCACTCTCTTGGCTATTGTGGTAACCCAATCGTATGGAATATCCAACATCAATGCAATGTCGTCTAGTTCATAACCATTGAGAATCAAATCTTCAACATCAATTTCAATATCTTTCATTTTACTCATTCATTTTTCTCCTTGAGTTCTTTTTCCCAGCGGGTTACACACTCTACGCAAGCCCATTCCCCTCCTTCTTCTGGTGTTGGGTAATTTTCTTCTGTGAATGATTGTTTACAGAAGTCACACTGTTCAGGAATACCACCTCGCAGATTGGCTATGAGTTGAAGCATATTCATGTGTTCTTCTCCTTGAGTTTGGCTTCAAATTCTTTCATAAAAGCGTCTGAAGGGTCATCGAAATAGTATTTGTCGAGAAGCTCGCTTCGCTCCTCATCCGTCAGCCCCTGCCATTCACGCTTGGGTGTCCAGCCAAGTGAAGTTGCAATTCGGATTGCCGCAGACTTATCAATCACAGGCTCCTGCTCGGCGCATTCCGTGCACTTGGTTGTGCATTGGCTACCTGTCTTGCAGGGCGGCGCTTGTTTTTCATCCATTGTTCTTCTCCTTAAGTTTGGCTTCGATGGATTCGGTGAGTTCTACAAAAGAACCTATGCGACCAGACCGATACCCGCTAGCAAAATCGCCAATCTCCTCATCCGTCAGCCCCTGCCATTCACGCTTGGGTGGGGTGGTTGCTTTGCCAGTGGTATTGCAAGTATCACAATGAATCCACGAACCGCAAC